TAGATGCGCCATAAGGTACAACCATATCTTCAGCTGGAACAAATATAGATACTTGTCTTTCTAGTGCCGGGTCGTAATAAACTTTCTTAAATGCGTTACCTGCTAATCCTAAACCCCATAACATTCTTTCATGCTCAGGTCTATACTCTGGCATTTTATCCATGAGTTGGTAATTCATATTTTCTTGCACGCGCGCAGCAGATTCAATACATTCGTCGGTTTCTTTACCAATAATAGATGTCTTTACCGGACCTGCAGCAGGGAAAGTTTCCATCATTGTTTCAGCTTGGAATTTAACTAATGCTTCGGAGAGTAGTGGGTGATAGACAGCACATGCGCCTTCCCATGGTTCGGACCTTTCTTCTATTTTAAGTCCTAAAAGTTCTAAGCCATCAACATAAGTTTCTAGCCAGTCTTTTCTTGAATTAACGTCGTTACTAAAATCTTCTAATAAATCACTTGACAGCGTAGCCATGTATTTTTCATCAAGGTCTTCGGCTAAGTTTTTACTAAACTCTTCATCTTCCATAGCATCAGGATCAATGACTATTTCCGTATCACCAATACCAATAGTTACTTTTTCTGGGTCTTCTATTTCAATCTCAATAGCCTGTTCGTTTTCCGCCGCTTCATCTATTCCTACGGGAGCCGCATATAGTCCTTTATCTACATCTGCCATTATTTTTCCTTATATTATAGTACATATAACCTCTTATTTTTTCGACCTCTAAACATCTGAACGTCTTCTTCTTCGTCTAAAGGTAATCTTATAAATCCCCCTTGCCTAAAACGTGCTAACGCTAAAGTTGTAGCATCCACTAAGTCGTCGTTAGCCCCAGCGGGGAAGTCGTTACACTCCTCAATAACCTCGTGCGCCCAACGTCTATCGGGCGCCCATACAACTCCTCCACTAAACAAATCAGACACAGCATTAACACGACTAGTCTTATCTTGCCCTTTTCCAGGCGTAAATTCTCCAACGGGGATGCCCATTCTTCTAAATTCTTGGTAAAGTGCTGCGCCATTTGACTTTTTTTCCACTATAAACGCATCAGGCTCCCAATCTCGATATTCTTCAAGGCATAATTGCTTTAATTCTGGAAATTCTAGTCGTTTTTTAATTGCATTAAGCAGTATTATAGCGTAGTTATTTGTTTCTTCGTTAAAAAATACGCCCCATGTGGTTAATGCGTTGTAATCAGCTCTAGTATGCGCTTCTTGAGCAGCATCTAGTGTCATTATTGTAAATTCACATTTTGGTGGATCTTCTTCTTCCCATATATTCCACCATTCTCTTTTAATGAGTGCCCCTTCTTCAGAAGTGGGGTTCTGCATGTATTGTGCATTCCAGTACCGTACATCAATTGCAGCACGTCTAGCTTGTAATTCCTCTACAGGCCAAAACTCTGGCCATAATGATACTTCTTCACCCTTTTTATTCTCTAATATAGCTGGAAACTCAACAACTTCCCAGTCATCTACATCATCGTTCTTAATCATCTGGTTAACTATCTGTCCTGTCAGGTCTAATTTAGACCATCTAGTCATTACAACAATAATAGCACCACCAGGCATAAGACGCTGAAGCGGGCCGGACTGAAACCATTCCCAAGCTGGTAAGAAGACATCCGATTTACCCAATTTTGCATCTTGCTCTGAATGGGGGTCGTCAATAATGAATAAGTCGGCACCCCTACCAGCCAAAGCACCGCCAACACCGATTGCGAAATATTCACCATTAAAGTTTGTGCCCCATCTCGAAGCTGATTTACTATCCGCTTGCAAGCTGATATCGGGGAATACGTCTTTATAAGCGTCTGAGCCCACGAGATTCCGGACCCTACGTCCGAAGTTAACCGCAAGATCAGCTGTATGAGATGCCATAATAACTTTTTTTGTTGGGTGCTTACCCAAAAACCAAGCCGGTGCCAGATACGATATGAGTTCTGATTTTCCGTGACGAGGCGCGATATTAACGATAACTCGTTTTCTTTTTCCTGCTGCAATTTCTTCAAACAATTTAGCCAGTCTTGCATGGTGTGCTCCTACTTTATAATCGGGGTAGACATGTTTAATAAAGTCTAAGAAGTTTGCCTTCCCCTGGGTTTTAATTAAGTCTTTCTTATAATCTTTTAAGAGTGATAAACTTTTACGTCGTTCACGCTCAGTCATGTTGGGTAGAGATTTTTGTAATAAATCTAAATCCGCTTCACTAATCATTTTCGCCTTCTATCCTTTCATATTCTACTCCCTCAACTATTTTACCCTTTAGCTGTTCTATTGTTTCTCTGAGTTCTTTTTCTAACTCATCGCCGGACTTGGTAATGTGTGTAATCACCGTCTGTCTTTTAAATGCATCTACTCCATCAATCTCACCTATTGCTCGGAGTGCGGCTAGTTTATCTCTATCATTCTTAGCCATCGCTGCGAGTTGTACAAAGTTGTTGACTACGAAAAGCTTTAAGTCTGCTAGTTCCTCTACTATCATACAGTTAGTCTGACCTACGATTCCTGCAAGGAACGCCATGGTCTCATTTGGATAGTTGGCAAACTCTGGTTTGAGCTTTTTGTTTGTCATCATTTCCCGTGCTAAATCTTGTGCTTGTTCTTGGTGTTCTTTTGAGGGCGTAATGTCTTCCCCATTAATATCTGCTAATTCTTTTATTGTTGTTGACCTAACTTTTAGTTCTTGTTCCGGGGTCATTTCTGGTATGGCTTCTTTTTTAGATTTAGGAATACGAATGTCGGGCTCAACCTGGGGCATCACACACACTGGACCCTCTATAAGATCGGATTCTTTCGCCGGGGATAACTGGGGTATTTTTAGTTTGCTCACGTGTTCGCTGTTACACCTTATATTAATTGCAGCTATAAGTTGCTGAGTATATCTAACTAACTAAAGGATTGCAACTAGGAAACTAAAGAAAGGCAATGAAATAGAGTGCCTAAGAAGGAAAGGAAGACCATTATGTAGATGGGTATATTATCCATAGCCGTAGTATACGAGCTTTAGCTAGTTAATGTGGTAGTGAGAACCATTCGCGTTTTTGAGATTTTTTGCAAAATATTTTTTTGATTAGCCTTTTGTAAAGTAAGGGGGGCCCTTTGCTATTATCCTAAAATATTCATATCGTTTGTGCAGATTAGTATGTATATACATATCTAAAAAAAATTTTATAAAGGGGTGCATAGGGGGGGCGTGGGGTGTACTTGATACGTAAAGTAATGGTATAATATGGCATGGCAGTAATTTCTGCCTATACTCGGGAAACAAAATGGAACTTGAAGACGCTAAGGATTTTTTTGAAGAGCTAACTGATTTAAGAGACGAGGGTTCGATGAATATGTTTGGTGCGCCTCGTTGGTTGAGAGATAATTACGGTCTATCAAAAGCAGAGGCAAAAGATGTATTTAATAAATGGACAGCATCTATTAACTAAGGATTGGGGGGGAAACCCCCCTCTAATTATTATGAGTACAAAAAAAGTAATCGATGTTTATTTTCATGGCATTAATGGTTTCACTTATTCATACACATATCCTGATATGGTTTCAGCTACAGGTGTTGAAGATGTCAAAGATATTATTGACATGGACGATGTGAGCACACATGATATATATGTGACGCGTGATATGGATTTAAGCAAAGAAGATTTTCCAGAGGCAAAGGGTATGCATTCAGAAGAGGCCAAACAGTATCTTGCACTTGCCTGATCTAACTAACTAAGGATTGGGGGGGAAACCCCCCTTTAATTATTATGAGTACATTCAGTTTTATCATAGCAATCTTAATGTCAATCATGAGCTTAGGCTTTACGATATTAAGTATAAGCACAGGCGACCCATATCTTTCGGCCTGTGGTTTCACACTATTAATTGCAACGGGAGTATTTGCCGTTGCGGGTTTCGTACTGTTATGGAGGGGAGAGTAATGAATAAAAGAGTTTCAATCGGAAAGGACTTAGCACAAATCTCAAACAGTTTAGCTGACGGGCAAGGTTTACTCGAATTGAATGGCTTCGAGGATTTAGAAGAAAGAGAGGAAGAATTTGCGTTGGGCTTTGCCGCTTTGGAAAAGGTCGAGGCTTATATCAAAGAACTACAAAAGAAAATTGATAAACCAAATGAGGAGGGGTGAATAATGCCTACTGAAAAAGAAATGGCACGGCAGAAAAAACAATGGGGGAAGCTCCCCTATAGTGAGAAAAAGAAACTAATCAAAAAGTGGGACGTGATGATTGAAAAAGAATACCGCACCCATGACTTTGAGGCTTTGAGGCAAAGACTATTTAAAAAGCTTGAGGAGATCGGCTACCTCAAAAAACAAAATTAGTTTCCTGTGGGAGATCGGAGGGGCTTTGGCCTCTCTGGTCTTTTTTTTAGGGGGGGATAACAGGTATCAAAGTCTATCGCCTTGAGTACTAAAAAGAGCCCGAACCAATTGATTTAATATGTAAAGTAATGCTATAATAATGATACACAACTTGGAGATATAATGAAAAAGAAAACAGA